CGGCATTGGATATTTATTGGTGCATGTCTTCGTAGATTCCTTAAATATAGTATGACCCCAAATCTATCAACCGACGCAAGATCCGAAGTCACAAATTACATAATGGCAATGTTGGGCCATTATATGATAGACGTCGAATTGGACCCCATTCACTACAACACTGCGATTGACAAAGCTCTAGCCAAATATAGACAGCGTTCATCAAATGCGGTCGAGGAAAGCTACGCGTTTTTGACTCTGACACCTGATGTGAATGAATACACGTTGAGTCAGGAAGTTATGGAGGTCAGGCAGATATTTAGAAGATCAGTTGGATCTAGATCGGGTGGTGGTAATGGCGGAAGTCTTTTTGAACCATTCAATCTTGCTTACACAAATACTTATCTGATGTCAGCAAGTAATGCTGGCGGTCTCGCAACTTATTATGCTTTTGCCAGTTATCAAAATTTAGTAGGAAAAATGTTCGGCAGTTTTATTAATTTCACATGGAATAGAACTGCTAAGAAAATCATAATTCAACAACGTCCTCAGAGTCAAGAAAATGTTCTATTATGGATATACAATCACAAACCAGATTTTGAATTAATACGGGATCAATATTCAGGAATCTGGATCAAAGATTATGCACTCGCTCAATCCAAAATTATGGTAGGCGAGGCCAGAGAATTGTTCCAGACAATCGCAAGCCCACAGGGAGGAACGTCTCTGAATGGGTCACAAATGAAGAGTGAAGGCTACGCTCTTATACAAAAATTAGAAGATGAATTGAAATCAAATACTGATAACCAGACACCAATGTGGTGGGTTCAAGGCTAAAATCGAGATATGATTTCATTCAATATTAGTAAATAACAAAAACACCCTATCAGGAGATTTAGATGGCAACCCTTAATTCACCGGGCTCACAGGTTTCAATCGTAAACGAAAGTTTCTATACGCCTGCGGCACCTGGAACCGTACCGATGATTTTCGTTGCGACCAAGAGCAACAAGACAAATGCAAGTGGCACCAGCCTCGCGGTTGGTACCGATCCACGCAACAGTGGAAAAGTTTATACCGTTGGTGGTCAACAGGATCTCACCAATACTTTCGGAACACCATTATTTTATACCGATGCAAGCGGTAACCCAATACATGGTGATGAACAGAATGAATACGGCCTCCAGGCAGCCTATAGTTTCACAGGTGTCAGCTCGCAGGCTCAGATCTGCCGTGCTGATATCGATCTAGCATCATTAGATCCCGTCGCCGGTGAGCCCGATGGTCTACCAGCAAATGGGACCAAATGGGTTGATACCTCTCAGAGTATATGGGGCCTGTTCCAATGGAACGGTGCTCGTGGCCAATTCGGATCCGCGATATCACCGATGTTAATTGATGATAGCAATTCTGATGCGTTTACTGTTGGTGATGACATCACACCAAAATCATCAGTTGGTAAGCCTGGCGATTATGCTGTCGTCGCGACACGCGGCAACAAAATTCAAGTTTGGTTAAAGAACACTGATGGAGTGTGGGTGCTGACTGGCTCACAAGGTGAAAATATTCCAAGTGGTGCAGTTGCGACATGGACGTCAACGGTATGGACCACATCATGGCCAGTTACTTCGACTACCGTTTCGAACCCAACCGTTCCTTCTGGAACATTGGTAATCAACAGTCAGAGTATATCAATTTCGTCTGGTGATTCACTATCAGTGATCGCTGGTAAGATCAACCAAGCATTGTATAATCTGGGAGTAGGTGCCAAGGTGGCGAATGGTAGACTGTCTCTGTTTGCTGACGCCAACGCCAAGAGCAACGGTTCGATTTCGGATGGTAATATCCTGATTACATCGACGGGCGGAGTGGCTGCGGCCATAGGTCTCGTAACTGGATCAGTTCTGCGTGGTCCTGCTATCACCATAGCACCTCACACACAATACCCACAATATACTGGATTCCCTACGGGTTCTCTGTATATCAAAACCACTACACCCAATTTCGGTGCCAATATAGTAGTCAAGACATTCTCTTCGGCTGCTGGTGTATTTTCGCTTGTTAAGTCTCCTATTTTCGGTGATGACGCTCGTGCAATATTCTCTCTTGATCAGGCCGGCGGCGGTGCAAATATCCCAACCGGAACAGTTTACATTGAAAGTAATTTTGGACATGGTGATGGTTCGGACGGGTTCCCAGCCATAGGTCAATTCCAAGTTAAATCGTTTTCATCGAACGGTGGATTGACCATAGTTAGTGGTAGTGCCACTAATGCGGTTCTCAACACTGGAACGATCACTTTGGTTGAAACCGTCCCCGGAAGCGTGGGTTATTACAACACATCGTCAATAACGGTCACCACTTCTTCAGTTGAAAGCTTCATCACACAAATCAACAATTCTGATCTCATATACACTAGTGCTCAGAGAAATACGGATGGAACTGTTTCTATAATCCACGCCACGGCAGGTAATATCAAAGCCGCTGATTCATCAGGAATTTTAAACAGTCTTGGTATGATTGCTGGGACCACTCCTGGAATCTCTGCTGCTGGACAATATGAGACCGACAACTACAATCGTGTCATTTCCAGCTGGTCTGCTCTGGATTATGTCGCACAACCTTCCCAACCAGTCGCAAGACCCACTGATGGAACTATCTGGTATAATAGCATAGCAACACAGATCGATCTCTTGTGGAATGATGGGTCCAAGTGGACCGGTTACGGTAACGCGTTTCCTGGCACTGACCCCAATGGACCAATTGTTGCCGCGAGCAGACCTACCACTCAGAGTGACGGTGTAACTGCACTGACAAATGGTGATGTTTGGGTCGATACATCCAACCTTGAACTCTATGGTTATGAAGTCTGGGTTTACGATTCAACCAGCGCCAAGTTCGTTAGACAGGACACGTCGGATAGCACGAGTCCAACGGGTTGGGTGTTTGCTGATGCACGTTATAGTTCTTCCGGTTCTGGAACCGCGTCAAGCCCGATATCGGAACTGAGAATGGTCAACTATGTCGATCCTGATTGCGTTGATCCTGCGCTGTATCCTAGAGGAACTACACTCTGGAACCTGCGTCGCAGTGGATTTAACGTCAAGCAGTATGTTTCAAATTACATTGATGTTAATGATAATGGTGGAATCAACGTCAGAACTGGTGAATCAATGTCCGGTTATTCGACGGGACGTTGGGTGACGATCAGCCCAAATACTGATACAGGCGTTGGTAGCTTTGGTAGAATTGCCCAGAGATCCGTGGTCGTCAAGGCACTCAAGGCAACTATCAATTCAAATCAAGCTATCAGAGATACTGACACACTGGTATTCAATCTTCTGGCTTGCCCAGGTTACCCTGAAGTTATCCAGAATCTCGTGGCGTTGAATATCGATCGTGGATTGACTGCTACGGTCATTGGTGACTCACCGCTGCGCCTACCTTCGGATCCGACCACTCTGCAAAATTGGGGTCTAAACACGGCAGGTGCCCTTGATAATGGTGACCGCGGTCTTGTGACATTTGATGAGCAGTTGGCTGTGTTCTATCCATCAGGCTTCACGAGTGACAACGCCGGAAATAACATTGTTGTTCCAGCAAGCCATGCGATGTTGACCACCATAGCACTTAGCGATCAGAAGAGTTATCCTTGGTTTGCACCGGCCGGAACTACACGCGGTGTTGTCAACAACATTAGTTCTGCAGGTTATATCAATTCTCAGACTGGTGAATTTGTTAGAGCACCACTCCCACAAGGAACTCGTGATGTGATGCAGTCGATCAAGGTCAACCCAATTACCACATTTGTCAATGGTGGTATTGTGAACTTCGGAAACTTGACTCGCGCTAACACAGCCAGTGCTCTTGATAGAATCAACGTCAGTAGATTGGTTTCTTATCTCCGTAGACAGCTCGGTATCCTAAGTCGCCCCTACTTGTTTGAGCCCAATGATGAAACAACTCGTACTGAAATTAAAGGTGCGTTTGATAGTTTCTTCCTGGAATTAATGGGACAGCGAGCGATTTACGATTTCATCGTGGTGTGCGATAAGAGCAACAACACTCCTGATAGAATCGACCGTTCGGAACTGTGGATCGACGTTGCTATCGAACCAGTCAAAGCAGTTGAGTTTATCTACATACCGCTCCGGTTACTCAACACCGGCGCAATTTCAAACGGTTAATAAAAGGAAAAAATATGTCTTTTTCAAGTCTTAATAGAATGTCAGTACCGGTCCCGGGGGCTTCGAGCAACCAGGGACTCCTGATGCCCAAACTAAAATATAGATTCCGAGTCCTTTTTCAGGGATTCGGAGTTTCACAACCATCAACAGAGCTGACCAAACAAGTTTTTGAATGCTCTCGTCCCAAGATTGATTATGAGCCAATCAGATTGGACGTTTATAACAGCACCATCAAATTGGCTGGACGCCACTCATGGACACCGATCACCATATCAGTTCGTGACGATGTTTCTGGAATTGTTTCCAAGTTGATTGGTGAACAGCAGCAACGTCAGATGGACTATTATGAACAGAGTTCAGCTGCCAGTGGTATTGATTACAAGTTTACGACACGTATACAGATGCTGGATGGCGGTAATGGTGCATTTGAACCAGTCGTTCTGGAAACTTGGGAACTCTATGGATGTTTCCTACAATCCACTGACTACACCAGTCTCGGTTATGGTATGAACGAAGAAGTTCGCGTGACTATGTCGATTGAATATGATAACGCCATACAGGTTGATAGTCAGGGTAATAATACTACCGGTGTTGGTATTGCAGTTGGTAGAACTATTGGGACACTGTCAACAGGCTAATAAGGTTGTTGGTAATATTTTTGTGGTAAG